TAACAAACCGGACGAGTGTCACCAACAGCGTACTTTTCCAAAGACTCCATTTGAGAGTACAGCTCCACCCCTCGTAAACGCTTTACTCGGTAGATGTTTGACCCATCATTAAAGACTAAAGCCTTTATCTTGTTTGCAAATATATTCACCGGCAAGCTGTAGTCTGCTTGAAACGCAGTCAGTGGGAACGGTATAAACGTGTGAAAATATGTGTCCTCAACGCCAAGCTTTGACATCTCAGCCACTACCTCCCGAACCCCGTCGTTGACGTAGCCGACAAACTCTTCTGGTTGAATGATATCTTCATTCTCAAGATCCAACTCTTTGTCGATCTTTGTTTTAAATTTAGCTAATGTCCAAAAACTCATATATATCTCCCTAGTAAGAATCTTACTTTCACCGGCCCCGTTGTTGTGACGTAGATATTCTCTCCATCAAACAAATCATAATCAAACGATAAAACGCCCGTTCCTATCTGGCTTGTAATAATAGCATCTAGCGGCGCGTAGTTTAAACTATGAGGAACCTTTAATTTTGTCTCAGCCTTCGTAAATTCTAAAGTGTAAAACTTAAACTCTGATTTTATAAAAAGCTCGCTATTCAAATTGAAGAAAATATCTTGAAATATCTTCCTCAACTTCTGGTCTGTAACCTCTGATAGTACCGGTACTTTTATCATGGCTCACCTTTATCATCTACGTTCCCACTCAGTCTGTACAAAGAGTCAGAGTCTAACGCTTCTGAGAAAGACATCGAGTAAGTACACAATCCAAAGAACTGATTCTTAGGGAAGCTGTAAAGCTTCCATTTGTAAGTCCCCGCCGGCGCAATAAGACCCGTGTAGTTAGTAAACGGTGCCCCAAGTGTTGCGGTGTCACCAGACCCCGATAAGTTTGTAATCGGGTAAAGAGTTTTGTAATTATCAAAATCAAGTGCCAGGTAGTAGCTTTCAACCGAATGATCTACCGATGGTAGTACGCCTATGTGTTGCTTTAATGTGACAACATTTCCAGTATATTGAAACTTACTCCAAACATTCCCACCTGTTAAAGATGCCGCAGCTCCACTAAATATACACGATACATAATCATCTGATTTTGCTACCAAAGATAATGCAGGTTTAAATTCTAAAGCTTTAGTCGTACAACGAAGACCTTTTGCCACAAACCGACGAGACATTTTTATGATCGTATTATCTTTATCCAATGCGTTTAACATAGTTTGTCTGCTTGTATATTCAGACACCCCGAACCCTGGCACTGGAATTGCTCCATCAAAGTTACCCTGACTTCTAGACCGTAGGTATTTACTGTCATCTGCATCTAAGTAGTGAAGTGGTTTTAAGTCCTGCACGACTCTACCCTTGTCATTAATCGAAGTGACTTGAACATCTAAGCGTCGATCAAAGAAATCTCCCGTTGGGAAGAAGGCTGACAATCTCTTGAACACAGCCGACATCCGAGTGACCCACTTCTTTTGAACCTGGCTTCCGAGTAAGCTTGCTTGAGTTCTCAAACGATAAAGGATCGGGTAACGATCTGCTGCTAACCAGTTTAATGGAAGTGTTGCCATTAGATTATAAGGTCTTGGATCAGAAGCTACGCCGTCTTCTAATTGGAAAATATCTCCATTAATATCAGTCCGAATAATTTTGTTAACAAATGTCCCTAGCGTTTTAGCGTAAACAGATTCTTTCAAACCTGGATCATTTACACTAACCGTCGGTAACATCCATGGCCCGAAGAAGCTCATCTTCTCAGAAAATCCCCAAGCCTTTTCACAGACCAATACCTCTGTACCATCTAAGAACGACCACATTACGCGGTTATTAATGATGTCATACACACCGGTTATATCCTGGTTTTCTCTCACCACATATTTCTTACCGTAGTTTGTTGTGACACTTCCAGAGAAAGCATTCGATACGTCAAATATTGGCTGTGTTAAACGGAAGTATGTTGCCGATAAATGCCGAGATATTTTTTGAACAGTCTGTCCGTTAGTGTAGTAAAATCCATCTACCCCACAGAAAAATACTCCATCACTTACCCGCACCATAGAGTTATGCGAGATAGTCCCAGTCTCACTAGATATTTTCTCAGACGTTACAGTGCCACGCCCGAAGTCATCATAAAACCCATCAACACGATATGTGTTATGAAGAGTACAGACAATAAGCTTATCGGCAGCACTATTAATACCTGTGATAATCTCAGGAAAATCCAAGAAGTTTCCATCCGGAACACTGTCCGGATCTCTGTTCGAAGCCTGTCTCACGCGGTACGGGTTTTCCGCGTCAACCCAGTACATATAATTATCGTTTACTAAAGTGTTGTACCTAGTCCGCCCTGGTAGATCATTTGTTTGAACACCGCTTGTTGTATATAGAGTTGGTTGTTGCTGAAGTTCTGTGTCACTCCATGAGCAATCACTACCACTTTTCCCAATTAAAGGAGACGGTTCACCGAAGTTCATATCAAATTTATAATCTACTCCAAGGTCTCCAAAAGTGTATTGGAGTACAAAACCCCCCGAGTTAGGGTTACTTTTGTACAAGTTACCAGGACCAAAATTGTAGTAAATACTTCCATTAGATGTAGTCTTATAAAAACTTACTTTAATCTTTGCGTTCTTTCTAATAGCTTCAGATATATCATAAGTTCCACCCGAAGAGTATATTTGGCTGTCTGGATCTGCGGTAATACCATCTGATTGAAAATTGTACGGGACATCGTTCCAATTTGTCTGCCATTGGATACCGTCCGTTTCTCTAACCAAACTATCGTTTATACGAACTTCCAACAAATAAGACGTCCCAGGAGTACGCCCCACAGGTAGGTTCGCAGCATTACTGATATAACCAATAAAATGAGGTGCTGAAATATCTTCGTATTCTACACCATTTATCTCATAATATCTTCTATAAACACAGGCCAGCCTAAACTCGTTAGTAACACCTGTTGGTGTCGGGCTAACAATAGCTGCAACACTTACTCCCGTGTAAGGATCTGTTATAGGTGCTCCAGATAACACTGTTTTAAAATTCACTGTAACACCGACCTGAGGGTTCGGCGGAGCATACATATTTTTAGCATTAATAATAGGTTCAGGAAGTCCGGCGGTAATTATGTTTAACTGATGGTTTTTGTCCTCAGTTATTTTTGTAGGGTAATTACCCTGCCCTGTAGCAATGTTTGAATTAGAAAAGAAAGGCTGTGCTTGCCACACACTCGAATTGAATTGTGAGTGAGGAGTAAACGTAGGCATAGTAAAATCAAAGTTAGTCAACACTCCACCAGAAAGCTGCTTTATCGCTAAAGACTGCCCGCTGTTATGGATACATGCCAAATAATTTTGAACTTGATTATTAAATTGAAATTCGGCAGTATGTGTAACCGCCGTGTTAGACGAAACAAATGACCCATCCTTGGGATCGCTTCCCTCTAAGAAGTGACTTCCTTGTCGTTGAACAATATCTCCCGCGTGATCTAAACATAGATTCTCCGCATGGTTTACAAAACGGTTATCCGCTTCAATATACTCGTCAGTTATGCCGCCGGTAAAAGAAGTTACTTCAAAGGTTTTTTGCATTTTCGCACTCTGCTTTTAGTTGTGATTTCATCTTAGAATATTCTTCTTTAGTTATGCACACAAGTCCATCTAAAGAAGTAGCGTCCGCATCTATCGGAGAAAGGTCCTGAACCTTGATTGAGCAAGTCTTCTTGTCAACCGTTGTAGCAAATCTATTGAAATACTGGCCGCGCACATTGTACGCATGAAGTGTCACAGGTTTACTGCTTCCGCAGCTAGTTACCACCAATGAAATCACGGTCGGCAGCAAGACGTTCTTCTTTTGTAAGACCAGGCTTAGAAATGATTTCATTATACTTCTCCAATTCTTTTTCGGCTTCTTTTTTGGCCTCTACTTTGTTATCAATCTTCTCAGCCGATTTTATTAAGAATTTCTTAAGGTACTTAAAAAATATCTTAACAACCACACCCCAGAAACCTGAGGCGGTGGCTACAAAACCCGACAAAATTGACATGATGTATGTCGTGATTTTTTCGTACATATTAGCTGATGTGATCCACTTGGTTCAATAACTCAGCTTTAAGCTTCTCTTTTAATTTAGGGGCTAACTGAGCGATAATAACATCGTCAAATTGACCTGGAATTAATTCTTTGATGTAAGCCAAAGCTTTATCAACTTGTGCGTCCGCCTCTTTCTCTACTAACTCTTTTAATTGAGCTTCTAATACCGGTAGAAAAATGTGACCGATTTGTTCTGCGATTTCTTTAATGTTCATAAACTCTCCTTGTTATGTACGGCTGTATGCCGCAATTAATACTTGTAATACAATGCCAACAATGGCTGATATCACCACAGATCCACCGATAATTTGCCACTTAAACTCTAACATTTGTTTAACGTCTGACCCCATCGAGTCAAGCTTACCGTTAATAGATTGATCTAGTTTGTCAACTTTTGAGTCAACCTTTTCTATGTCACTCTTAAGCCAATCAAACATCTTCTGTTCCACATTACCCCGCAGCTATAGAGTATAACTTCTCTCTAATAAGTCCTACAAGTTCTAATGGATACTCTTGAATATCTATTGCGCCGAGCATATCGGCAGCGGTCTTCGGGGCACCTGTTAGTAAAGCCATAATAACCGGTAACATCTGCGGGTTTGCAAATAATGGTTTTATGTCACCTACTTGCTTCTCGTTGTAAGTTGCGATGTAGTCGATTATTTCTAAACACATTTTGCGCTTCGAGGCTCGGGAGGCTATATTTTTTTTCTCTTCTGCCTTCTCAGTCACGTCTTCTGCGACCACGCTGTAAAGTTCTGAATATAATTCTGGGTACAGTTCTTTGTGAGATTCAAATGCACCTGTACTTGCAAAATCAGATTGTTGAGTTGAACCGTCTAGAATGTTTTTGTAAATTACTTTAATCATTATCTATCCCCTATACAAATGACTGAGCCAAAAGAATCTGTGTTAGCACCTGAGAAAATATTAGATCCAAAAGTATAAGTTGTTGTGGTCGGTGAACCTGGTCCTGATGCAATTAGTGGATTGGCTCCATTGCCTATATTCATAGTACAATGAGGTGCTGTTAGGTAACGACCAGCTATAAAATTAATAGTGTATGTACCCACGCCCGATCTAGTAACGCTAGATATTCCAGACGACGCTCTATAAAGAGTACAAGGTGATGATGAACAAACTGTTGCTTCAGTAACCCCAGCAAATTTAAAAGAGTCCATTACTTTATTGTTGTCACCTGTGATCATATTACTAAAGAACCCTTGAATGGTTTGCTTAGCTTTAAAGTCTGAACCTGATTTTTGGCAAACAATTTTAAACTCTGCATCGATAGCGAAGCCGTCTACAAAGTTTATAGAGAAAATATTTATAGAAGATGAAGATTGCACACTGATACGTGTCACTGGAGCAATGTCTGTACGGTAAGGCGTTGCAGTACAATTAGGAGTGTTAGTAAAAATACCGGAGTTAAAAGTCAAAGTATATGATGAAGTAGAAATAGAAGCATTTCCGTTTAACCAATCTAAATTTTCACCACTGACAACACCTGTTCTTGAAACGTCAGCACTAAAAGTATTCTCACAAGCTATATCATTTACACACTTGGAATTTACTACTGTGTCGCTTCCTGATGGGAAGTAATAGACTGCGATTTCAAAATCAGACACGGATCCACCATGAGTTACCGTACCAAGATTTACTCTCGATTGAAGCGAAATAGTAATGTTAGATTGATCTGTTGAATATTCAAAAACACCTTCGACTATATTCCCTAAAGAAATATCCGTTCCACTAGAGTTTAAAGCAAAAAATTGAGCTGATGTTGTATTGGTGCCGTCGCTAAATCTTGCTTGTGATTGTTGACTCGCGCTATTAGTTGAAAAACCAAATTGTCCAGTAGCCACAACTCTGTATTTTCCAGCCGGTAGATTAGAAAAAGTAATTGCAGGAATCCTTGTAGCAGGTGCAGAAGCATTTCCAAAAGCAGTCGGCACAGGGCAACCAGCATCAGCCGCAGCGGTCGCAAAGCTAGTAGATGAATTAGGCCAATCACAAGCTGCATTGAGAGGCGTTACTAAACGACCATACAGAGCCGCTTGTTTGCTTTGCGCAAAGTCAGCCTTTGAAACCGTAGCTTCTACCCAGTTAATTGATCCCGCCGCCGTAGAAGTTAGATATAACTCCACAACATTTGACGACCCAGTTTTACAGTCAAAGTAAATCTTCCCCTCACTTACCGCCGGTGAAGTCACAACCGGTAAAGTAGCTATAGCATTGGTAAGCTGTACTCCGTTGTTATAAACAGAAAGCGTGTGCACGGAAGTAGAATTATATTTTATCTTAGCAACACATTGAGAACCTTCAAGAGATTTATCTAATTTAAACGTGGAGATAATTGTATTTCTAGGAAACGCAGCACTTGTTGATTTACAAGAATAACCATTTTCCAAATCGTTCGCCGTATCTCTTGTGAGAGTGGCCCCAACCGAAGCGGCTATTCCTTTAGTACCAAGATCACACGATCTATTTTTCACATAGTTCGTATCTGTTGAAAGATTCTTAGGGTATAAACCCTCTATCTTTAAATTCTGGGCGAACAATGTCGCCGTAAACAATGTTATAAAAATAAAACTATACATAATCTTTACCACCTATCCATTTTAAAATTGACTCGATCCAAGTAAATGTCACCCATTCCCCAACATCTAAATCTAAAGATGCAGCGTTTGAGAATTGAAATCCAAGTGACAAAGATACTGGAACCGTACCTTTATTGTATACTCGAATCTCCGACCCATTAACATACGTCAAAGCTGTCGCATCTATCTGTAGATTGTTGTTGTTCAAGAAAGTCGGATTACCTGTGATTGTTAATATTTGCTTATCTTTAGTCGGTGAAGGAGCGTGAACTAAAACGCTGTTCACTGTAACGTCTGTTACAAGCGTACTTGACCCACTTCCGCCGCCACCGATAACTTGCCAAGCTGTACCGTTATAAACCAAGATCGCAGCCGCATTATTCTCTAAAGACATGTCTGCGCCGGTCCCTGTAAATATGTTAGCAGAGTTTGTAATAACAAGAGCCGCACCTGTTTTATTTACCAGAACTTTAAATCTATTCCCTTTAATCCCAGTGTTAACTGAGATGTTCGCGATAGATGTCAAAGCACCCGTAAGATTCGCAACCATTCTTATATCGAATGGTAATGTTTGAGCTGCTCCTGCCGCTGTCTCCGTGTACTCGTCTGCGTACAATGGATACTTAGCGTGATCTCCCGCGTCTCTGTAAGACTGGTTCACTACAGTATTGAAGTACTGACGCCCAACGCTTGCGAGAGAGAAATTGTTATTTGTAGTTGTGTTCTCTTCTCGAAGACCGATGTTTTGCCCCGAGGCATATAAATCTTTTATTTTATTTGTTAAAGAGCCAATATCTAACGTGTCCGTTACTTTTGGAATGATTGTATCTTTAAAAATGACATTCCCTTTTGTAGCGTTAGATGTAGATTCAAGCTCTAGGTTCTCAGATGCAGCCGTCCCGCCCTGTAGAACTTGTCCACCAACACGACCGGCTAACATAGCAAATTGAGTGTGTCCTGCGTCCCCTAAAGTCAGATTTGAAATAGTTGTATGATCTACTTCGCCATCCGCATAAGACGGAAGCCATGTAGATGTTAAAGAGTCCCAGAATAATGCCTGACCATTTAAGGCCCCAAGATTTGCATTTCTAAATGATGTTAAAGTTTGTGATGCTACAGTATTCGTACCATCACTTATTCCACCTGATAAAAATAAATCTTTCCACCGAGAAGTAAGCTCGCCTAAGGATAAAGAATTATCCGCAACAGGCTTAACATCTTTCTCTGCGACTACCTTGCCAGTACCGTTAGGTGAAATAATGTAGTCAGTATTCGCTGCAACCGTTGTCGCTTTTGTTGCGTCAAATTCGTAGTTACCAAACTCTCCGCTTATAGTTCCTGTAACAGTACCGGCTGAAGCGTTCTGTGCTATAGTGTCACCACTAAAAGTTGTTAGAGGGAAGCCTAACGTGACTGGGTTTGCATTTGAGATAGCGTCTGCCAAGAAATCAAAGTTCCCCAATGTACCTGTAATTGCCGCGATAGATGTAGCAGACAATGAGCTGACATTTTGTATAGCTTGATTATTGAAATCGTGTATAGAGTACAGAGAATCATAAGAAGCACCAAGGGCCGATGACGTTATAACTAACTCTTCTACTCCAGCTACCTTAATAATAAGCTGCTCTGACAATACTTTTACCAAGTCAGTCAAAGTCTGTAACGGCATACCTATAACACCTGTGTCTGATGTGATCTCATTTGGATTTACTAATCCAAAATTAAGATCCCCAATCTGAGCTTGCAAAGCGTTTAACTGCGTGACCGTAGCATCACCCGTAGTAAGTAAATCTTCATCATCAAATGATATTACACCTGTATCAGATGTGATCTCATCATTTTGAATTGTGATGTTTCCGACGTTCAATAATCCGCTTAAATATAAATTTAAAAATCTCTCTGTCAAAGTTCCAAGAGAGTATATGTTGTCTTGAGTAGGTCTAACATTATCGTCAACCTGTACAAAGCCAGTCTGTGGTCCTAAGCCATCCCCACCATTTGCGTGAAGCGTAAGGTTAGAACCAGGGTCTGTGCCACCGTATATGTGTTGACCAGCGTCAAAACCAGTAAGAAGTGCGCCCGATGGATCTGTATCCATCTTCCCCTTTTTGTAAACAAATAGTTCTTGAGTGATATCCATGAAAGCAGCCAAAACAGAATCTTGGCCCCAATCCATATCATAAACTTTATTCCAACTTGGAGCAGCCTCGCCCTCGCGCTGTTCCCAGCGGTAAGAAGCAGCCTTCCCGTCGCCGTCATCTAAGACAACTCGGTAATCGTTTAAAGTATTACCAGCTACCGGTAGCGCAGCTACCGTGGCAACCGCTGGTTTTGTATTTGGATAAAATACAGCAACCATCCAATCAATAGTTTGTTGAAGATTGTTAACACCAGGTAAGGCGTTATTAGTATATGAGAAATCATTCAACGTGTGTTTTAACGGATGTTGATGCGTACTCCAAATCTGTAAGCGATGTTTGCCTTGTACTGACATTACGTCTCCTTAAAAAGTTTCAAAAGAGGTAAGCCATTTACCTTCGTACTCTTTAACATAGTCTACATTAGAAGTAGCCCCGATATATGTGTATCTTGTGACAATACATGGGTCGTTGTTTTTAGCCTGAATACCGGCCACATAAAGATATTCCAGACGACCACTTCCATCAAAGATTTGCTTTGATTTTGTATACTCATTTAAAGCCGTCTTTATGATGGCCGTCTTGCTGTTTACTAAGTCTATATCTGTCGCCATTTAATCTCCGATGACGATAACTCATCTGTAATAATTTCCATATCTTTAACGCCAATTTCATCATGAGTTTCTTTGAGCCTATACTCAAGGAAATTCTCAATGAATCTGGACCCAAGCTCGGTGCATATAATAGCTCTTTTGTAGTTGATGTTAATACCGTTTAAGATTAAACCAAAAGGTCTTAAAAAAGCCGAAAGTCCTATAATTAAAACCTGTAAGTATCCGTAACGAACTCCCACCATTCCTTCAAGCCACTCGATAACCGCTAGACTTTTATTATCGGGAACCTCTATCTCTAAGGTCTTCACTGGATCATATAGGTTTAACCACTCATCATAAGGGACTATTTTTCTAGATTTTGGAGCAACAGCTTCAAATACAGTCTTTGAAAAATCCGTTTCCAAACAAATAGCAAAGTGTCCCGCCATAGACCTATCAACCATCCGTATAAGATAGTTGACGGGTTTGTGTAGTCGGAGCTTGGAGTTTGCAAATATGAAGTAGACCTTCATTACTCCTCTTTAATATAGTTAGATTCTTTTAATTTTTCGTTTATTAGCGTTGTAATTTCAAGCAACCACCAATCAGGGTTTAACTTGCTCAGCTCCTCATCGGTCAATGCCATTACAAAAATTTGTGGTGCCCCTGATGGTTTAATGTTAATTGTTTGTGCTGCCATCACTCTTGCCCACGAATAGAGACATAATTAACTACTGCACCCGTACCTGCTGTAGAACATCGAAGTCTTGCAAACTTCATTAACATATCTGTTGAGAACGTGACTGTTGTAGTACCTGGAGCCGCCGTAAGGGTAGCCGCAGTATCATAAAAGTTCACGCCGTCTTCACTTCCTTGCAATGTGAATATTGGATTAACTGTTGCACCTGCCGCGCTTGACTGCGTAATTGTTATTTTAGTAGTTCCTTCAACATTAAAGGTAGATCCGTTTGCTAATTCGTTACCAGTTAAACCTCTGTCAAAGAAATTTCTGATTATTCTTCCATCGGTCATTGAAACAGTTCTAGCAATTGCGCGCGCGAACCTCGGTAATGTTCCACCTAATTTCTGAACATATCTTACTGATAAACCTGATATTTTTAAACGAGGTGACTGATAATATCCGGTAGCTATAATTCTTGGGAAGTGGTATATATCGACAAAATTGACGTTATCATTGCTTTCCTGAACAACTACATCATAAGTAGGGTTAGTTCCTGATATCGTCGTGACTGGAATAGTTACAGTGATTGAGTGTATATTTACCGAGGTAAATGCAGTCGTTGTTGCTGATGCGGATTGTGTAGCGGCGGCAACGTCTGTTATCAGCGCATTAGTAAGACTCGCCTGTGCAACATTCAACACTGTTCCGAGGGTTCCACCGTCGACCACTACCCCGCGATATTGAGAGTCTTGTTTAAAAAATGAGCTTGCTGTTACAGTACCTGCAAAAGTGCTAGTTGTGCGAACTCGGATGTATCTATATTTTATTAACGCTGAAAAATTTAAAGGTATGTTTGCGCTCACGCTATAAGAACTAGAAGAATTAATAATAGCGGTATCAATCATTCCCAACATTGTAGCACCTGTTGTTGAAGTATTATCGTTCGTTTGTTCTAAAGCCATAGTAAAAGCCGATGTACTTATAATACTTAAAGAAACTTGACTGAAATTCTGCGCATCGAACCAATCAGAGGTTGACGTAACACCCGTTAATAAATTTGTATTTAAAGCCGGAGCCGTCGCTGTAATTGTGACGGGCGTACCACTCGCGTTTACTGTCGGAGTTGAGGCCACAGGCAAAGCGTTGCCAAGTGCAGGCGTTTTACTATCAATGCTAGTAATTGAAGAATTTGTGACAGGGACTGCGTTAGTCACCTCGACTCTTAAATCCCCTATGCTATTTAATCTTAATTCAGCTTGTGAATTGTCATTTAATAAGATGTCAGCCGATCGGTAAGTGCCTCCGACTAATAAATCATTAACTGCGGCCCCTGTTGAAGAATCTCCGTTTTCAACCACAGAAGTCGAAGTAACTGAACCAAAAGCTTGAGTGTTTGTGTCGATAGCATCTAATTGTTTAGATTCTGTCACATTCACGTAAGGAGCAGCTGTCATTGAAACATAAACTGTATAATTTATAGTAGGTGTGCCGACCGAAGTAATACGCATCTGTGTCCCAGTAGCCGGATATGCGTAAGTTGTGCTAGAGAAATTAATACTTGCTCCACTACGTCCGCTTGTAACTTCGTAACCGTTGACCGTAGACCACTCTGCGCTTGAAGTTGCTCTTGTTTGTACTGAAGTCGGTGAAGTATTATCAATAAAATCAACTGATATATAAACAGTACCACCACCGCGAGAGTCAAAAATATAATCAGGCGTCACGCCT